ATAAATGAAATGTAAAAACTGCGGAGACGAATTTAAGCCAGTATCTTTTAATCGAAAGTACTGCATAGAGAATCCATGTAACGACAAATACTACGAGGAGCTACAAAAGAAAGCCTTAAAAAAGTGGAACAAGGAAAAGAAAGCAAAGAAGGAAGAGCTTAAAACTGTTTCAGATTTGATGAAGGAAGCGCAAAAGGCGTTTAATGCTTTTATAAGAGAGAGAGATAAAGACAAGCCTTGCATAAGTTGTAACAGATTGTTAGTTGGTAAGTTCGATGCTGGTCACTATTTCAGCACGAGTCACAAAAACGTAACTTTTCACGAAGACAACGTACATGGACAATGTGTATTTTGTAACAGACATAGGCATGGAAACCTTATAGAATATCAAATAGGTATAGAAAAACGAATAGGAGCGGATAGATTGTTTTATTTGCATCAACTAGCTCATCAAGAATACAAGCCAAGCAGAGAACAAGTGAAAGAAATTATAAAAGAATACAAGCAGAAACTTAAAACTTTACAGAATAAATAGTATATTTACAAACAAAAATCAAAAATTATGAACACATTTAACGAAGAATTAGAGAAGAGAAAGCTAAGCATTTACAAGAGTCTAGCTGCTTTCCAACAAGAATGTCCAGTAATTGCGAAAGCAACTAGCGGCCATAACTACAAGTATGCTGACCTTCCAGCTATCTTTGAGGTTATCAATCCAATTTTAGCAAAGAATGGCCTAGGATTCACTCAATTACTACAAGGGAATTCAATCCAAACTATTTTATTCCATGTAGAAACCGGTGAGACTATCGAGAGTATTACAGAGATTCCACAGGACGAAGCGTCTCGTATGAATATTTTCCAATCTGCCGGCTCGGGTGTGACGTACTTCCGCCGCTACAGCCTCAGTTCGATGCTCGGTATTGTGACTGATGTAGATACAGACGCAGCGAAGCAGCCATTACCGAACGACAGATTCGAGAAAGCTCTTGCAGCAATCGAGAAAGGTACAATCAAAAAAGAGCAGATTATTAACGGCTTCAAGTTAACTGCTGAGCAACTTAAAAAACTAGGATAATGAAAGACTTAAAGATAAGAGCCTCACAGCTTGGTAAGCTAATGGCGACAGATAGTAAAACAAGTATCACTCAGAAGCAGCTGGTAACCTTAAATGGGTTACTGGCTAAGATTAAGCTAACAGAGAAACAAGCAGAGCTAAGAGATACGTTACTACTCAAGAGAGATGCAGAGCCAGAACTAAGTAAAGGAGCTAAGAGCTACATTACAGAGCTATATTTAGAGCGTGAGTTTGGTATTAAGCAAGAAATAAACTCTAAGTACCTAGATAAAGGTAACGAAGTAGAGAAAGCTTCTATCGAGCTTACAAGCATATTACTAGAGAAAGACTTTCTTTTTAAGAATGATGAGTATTTTGAGAATGACTTTGTACTAGGTACTCCAGACGTATTGACAGAGGACAGCGTTATAGATGTTAAATCTAGTTGGTCTGCTGCTACATTCCCATTTTTTGATACTGAACTAAAGAACAGCATATACGAATGGCAGCTCAAGGCGTACATGTGGCTAACTGGTAAGACTGAGAGCTTTCTATGTTATTGTCTTGTTCCAACTCCAGAGAACTTGATACTTGATGAAATGAGAAGAGTAAGCTGGAAACGTGGAGAGGGTGCAGAAGTATCTGAGGAAACAGAGCGAGAAGTAATAGAGTACTTTGATATATCTAAGATTCCAACGGAGAAGAGATTAAAAGCGTTTAAGGTTATCCTAACAGATGAAGACATTGAGAAGATGAAAACTGCTGTAAAGATGGCTAGAGAATACTACAAAACACTAAGTTAATAAGCGGTAAGTTTTAAACACTACGTTAATTAATTAAAAAAGTTTCATATATTAACAAAAAAAAAGTAAAGAAAAATGGAAAATTTTAAAGTAAAGGGTACGATTTCAGAGATTACAGAAAAGAAAGTACTAGACAACGGAGCTGCTGTATTAGATTACGTAGTAGACACAACGTCAGAGAGTGGCTATGTTACTCGTATGAAGTTCGGAATGTACAAAAAAGCAGATTATGTAGAACACGTAGACAACTTTATTAAGTTTAATAACGTTGGAGATGTTGTAGAGGTCGAGTTTACAATAAGAGGACAAGAGTACAACGGAAAAGTCTACAACAGTTTGAACCATTGGAGATGTGACAAAGTAGAGATGTCAGATAGTCCGCATATAGAAGAGGCAAAAAATGACTTACCTTTCTAGTGACGAAATATTAATGGCAATTTTGAGCAAACCTAACGGAAGCGCAGAAACTTCTGTTGGGTTTGTTCAAGACTTGCATAAGTTTACACGTGGAAACGTGGCACTTATAAAACAGATTCAGAATCCAAGAGAATCAATCGAAGCAATAAACCTAAAGAATCAAATTCTTACAATCCTTAAAGAGTACGACCAGCTAAACAGACAGCCTATAAACTCAAAGCGTACCAAATGAAGGATAAGTTTTACATTATTGATTACGGCAAAGATACAGTAGAACTGGCTGAGTCAATAATTGAATATCTAAAAGAGAACGGAAACCACATTGTAATATACTTAACCGACTTGCCGAGCGCATTGATGGTTAACGAAATCACTCAAGATGAGTTTCTAGACCATTTCACAGCAACCTTAAAAGACAAAAACTAATGGACTGGCTAGAAAAAGTATCAAAGTATCACGATGAGTACCTAAGATTCTTACAAGCTATGGGATGCACTTCTCATGCTGAGGACATAGTACAAGAGATGTATTTAAGGTTACACCATTACAACGCTGGAGAGAAAGTAATAAACGAAAAAGGAGAAGTAAGCAAGTCCTACATTTGGAGAGTACTAAACAATATGTACAAGTCTTACCTAAAAGACAAAGGTAAGTTTTTCTTCTACGATATTACAGAGTTCAAAGCTATCGAATCAGAAGACTACAAAGAACAAAGAGAGGGAGGCTACACGAAGATAACTGAGAAGCTATACGAGGAGCTGAACAACTTAGATAAGGAAGGCTATCCATACAACAAAGAACTATTTACGCTGTACATTGAGTCTGGAATGTCTATGAGAGCATTAAGCACAGTCACAAGAATCAGCGTAACAAATATATTCCATACAGTAAACTTCTGTAAGAACCAGCTTAGAGAGCGTTTAGGAGAAGACTACGAAGACTTTAATAACGAAGACTACGATAAACTATAAACACGAACACAATGAAAGAGATAAAGGCATTTTTAAGCAATCAGAAAGACATTTATACAGTAATGCTACTGGAAGAGATGAAGAGCGAAAGCCCTAACTTTGTAGCAATGCGAGACATACTGAACATGGTAATAGCAAATGAGATAACTTTACAAGGAATAAAAAAGAATAAAGATGGCAAATAAAAGATTTAGAAGAACACCAGAAGAGATTGAGCAAGGCTTAACAGTAGAACAAGCGAAAGCAGCAAGAATAGAGAAAGATATTCAAGAGGCAGAGAAAGCTGTTGCAGAGGTTTGTGATGAGCCTATTAAGACTCAGGAAGAACTAGAGGCGAAACACGCAGAGAACGCACCAACTGGTCTAGGAGATGTAGTAGAAGCAATCACAGAAGTTACTGGTATTAAAAAGGCTGTAAAGTTTTTAGCTGGGGAAGATTGCGGATGTGATGAGCGAAAAGAGAAACTCAATAAGATGAGGTTTAGAAAACAACCGCTTTGCCTTACAGAATCAGAGTACACTTTTCTACATGGTTTCTTTACAAATTCTAACGGAATGGTAAGCCAATCTCAAAACTATCAACTTGCCACAATATACGCTAGAGTATTCCAAAAGAAAGGCGTAGAGGTTACCAGCTGCTCAAGCTGTGTTAAGCAAAGAGTAAAGGACTTAAAAGAGATTTACAATACTTACGAGTAATCATAATTGTTAATGATAAAGGGGCTTTCAGAGATGGAGGCTCTTTTTTTTTACTTTTTTTTTTAAAAAAGCATTGCAGATTAGAAAAGATTACTTATATTTGAAGAAACAAACAAACAAAAAGTAAAGGAATTATGACAAAAGAACAAAGAGAGAAAGCACAGAAAGCAGTGACAGCGATGAAGCACTATTGGGAGAGCGTTATGAAAGAGAGCAGCAGAGAAGACGTTTTATACTTAGCTGAAAAGATGGGACTAAGAACGCACCACGAAAGCGGTAGACAAATAAATACAAAAACACTAAAAGGAATCATTGCATATAATAAGGAAAACGAAGAGAGTAAAGCTATTTATGAATTCCATAGCACTCATTAAATTAACACACACAGAGAGAGCTTTCCATAATCGGAGGGCTTTTCTCATTATAACAAATTGGTGTTTTTTAGTTATAATAACATAAAATAACATAGAATGCCATTTAAAAAAGGAAACAAAGAGGCTAGTGGTAGACCTAAAGGCTCAGAGAACAAACTAACAACAGAAGCCAGAGAGATGTTTGTACAGACTTTAGAAGGTCAAGTACCAAACATTCAACAAGCATTCTCAGATGTACTCGCAAAGAGTCCAGAGAAGTATCTAGACCTATTCGCTAAATACGCCCAGTACTTTGTACCTAAGAAGACAGAATCAGAAATTAAAGGAGAGCTAAGCAGTTCAATAGACTTTAACGAAGTGATGCGTAAGTTCAATGGGGAGGATTAAAAATGTCTACCGAAAGTTTAATAATCCTACTCGCTACTTCATCGTAACTGGAGGACGTGGCTCTGGTAAGTCGTATGCAGTAAATACTATTCTTTGTATGTTAACCTGTGAGGTAGGACATACAATACTGTTTACTCGTTACACTTTGAGAGCTGCGAGTATTTCTATTATTCCAGAGTTCATTGAAAAGATTGAGATGTTAGGACTTGAGAAAGCGTTTCACATTACTAAGGATGAAATAATAAACATACAGACTGGCTCTAAGATTCTATTCAGAGGTATCAAAACCAGCTCAGGGAATCAGGTAGCTTCTCTAAAGTCTTTGCAAGGAGTCACAACTTGGGTACTAGATGAGGCAGAAGAGCTTGTAGATGAGAACGTATTTGATACTATCGATATGTCAGTACGACAGAAGGGGATAGCTAACAGAGTGATAATGATAATGAACCCAACGACAAAGGAACATTTTATCTATCAGAAGTTCTTTGAGACTAGAGGAGTTCAAGAGGGAAGCAACATAAGTAAAGACGATACTACATACATACACACTACCTACCTAGACAACTTAGAGAATCTATCTGAGAGCTTTCTAAAGCAAGTAGAGAATATTAAACAGAGAAGACCTGAGAAGTATAAGCACCAAATTCTAGGAGGATGGTTATCGAAAGCTGAGGGTGTGATATTCTCTAACTGGGAAGTAGGAGAGTTTAAACGAGTAGGAACTTCTGTATATGGTCAAGATTTCGGTTTCTCAGTAGACCCTACAACGCTAGTAGAAACGAATGTAGACAAAGCAAACAAGAAGATATATCTTAGGCTTCATCTATACAAGCCAAACCTAACCACAAGCCAAATACACCAAGTGAATGAAAAGGTAGCTGGTACGAGCTTAATTATAGCAGATAGCGCAGAGCCTCGTTTGATAAAAGAACTAAAGCAAAAAGGGCTAAACATAATACCAGCTGTGAAAGGTCAAGGCTCAGTAACTCATGGAATAACTATACTGCAAGATTACGACCTAGTGATAAGTCCAGATTCTCAGGAGTTGATTAAGGAGCTAAATAACTACTGTTGGCTAGAGCGTAAATCTAACACACCGATAGATGACCATAACCACGCCTTGGATGCTATCAGGTACGCTGTGACATATCAACTTGAAAAGCCAAATAGAGGCAAGTACTTCATTTATTAGGTAGAGGCTTTTACCTTTACAGAACTGACTCAAAAACAACCACCTTAAACAATATAGAAAACAACCTATAAACAATGTATTAAACAACATTAAAACAATGTCATAAATAACATAATAAACAACCTAAGAAAGAATGTATATAACAAACTAAAAAAAAAACTTTCGCTCT